AGCTTGACGATAAAATAATTTAGTGATATATTACAGACACCCACATTAAACCTCTACGGAGAGTATTGATGATTTTTCAAACGTTTGATGAAAAGAAAGAGTGTTTTTTAATTTATAAGGAATCGAGGTTCCACGACCACCTTAGTAAAGACTGTACTCATACTTGGTCGTATGCCCCTTACTTACAAGATGGTGAAATTGAATATGCCAATCTTTTTATTGGGAGAGGCTCACTAGAGGAGGGCTGCCCGGAAGCGCTGAAAGAAAAACATCAAGACGTGCAATCACAGATAAAAGCCCTTTTAAGGGCTACTGCCACAGCCGGTCTGGATATGAATAAAATTTGTATATATGAAATACTTCCGAAACACGTGTTGGTTAAATGGGCAGAGGTGAAAAATAGTATATGTAATTACATCTTTCAGAATAACCGTAAACCAACAAATTATGACCATTTATTAAAAATAACTAAAGTTATTGCAGATATAAAATATAGAAATTTAAATTTAGATTTAAACAAAATAATAAGATTAAATGTACAAGATAAAAACACTTATAAGCTCTTAAAATACAGTAACCCCTACATTGTTTATGATCAATTTAAAACTATAACTGGAAGATTGAGTACTAAAAAAAGATCATTCCCTGTGATGACATTGGCTAAAAAGTATCGAGAAGTAGTAAAGCCAAATAATGATTGGTTATTCGAATTGGATTTTAATGCTGCTGAACTTAGAACAGTATTAGGATTATTGAACTATAAGCAGCCCAGCGCAGATCTCCATGAATGGAACCTTCAACACATCTTTAAGGGTATAAAAGATCGGGAAACTGCTAAAAAAAGAGTATTTGCTTGGCTGTATAACCCACGCAGCGAGGATGGTGGCATTAATGCCATTTACGACCGAGAGAAGTTAAAAACTTTGCATTTTAGGGATAATAAAATTATTAACCCCTTCGGGAGAGAAATCGAGTGTGATGAGGACCACGCAATTAGTTATTTAGTTCAATCCACCGCTGCAGATCTACTCTTTGAGCAGATGTATAAAGTCTGGGAATTTTTGAAAGGCAAAAAAAGTTTTATTAAATTTTGCAATCACGATGCAATAATGATTGACCTGGCAGAAGAAGATCAATATTGTGTTAACAATATAAAAGAAATATTTTGTGAAACTAGGTTGGGTAGGTTTAAAATCAATTGCAGCGGCGGAAAAGATTGGTTAAATATGCAGAGGTTAAACATAACTTAACTAATTATAAAAAAGGAAATGACTGGTTATGGAAATTACGAAATCATTGCTTAAAAAATTAGTAAAAGAAGAAATGGCACTTAGCGAGCTTGAAACACCACCAGGACAAAAAGACGTAACCGGTACCATCTCGCAAGAACCAACTACACCTGCTGATTTGAAGAAAAAACTTATGAATTTGTCTAAATCAGTGGCGGGTATTCAACCTAATGAAGTCGATCTTATTGAATATTTAATTGACATAATTGAATTAGCTAAACATGGAAACATCAATGTTACTGAGCTGAGAAGAAAGTTGGGACTAGTTCAACAAATAACCCAGAAACTAGATAAAAAATAGTGATATCGCAGAGGTATAAATGCAGACCGTAATTGGTTTAGGTCAAGCTGGGTGTAATGTTGCTGATCAGTTTGAACAATACCCTGAATATCAAATCTTAAAGCTTGATGTGGGTCTCAAAAAAACCAAGAAGACGCTTGGTTTTAAGCTCCAAACATCCCCAGAACTGTATGAAAAGAAGATGCCTAGAGGCATTGACAAGTTTTTAGAGGGGGTGATGCCTGAAACTTTATTTATTACAAGTTGTGGCGTGGTGTCTGGGGCTTCTTTACGAATATTAGAGAAAATAAAAAAGAAAAGTAAAATATCATTAATGTATATCTTACCTCAGTTGGATAATTTAGTTTCTATTCAAAAGCTTCAAAATCAATTATTATTTAATGTTTTTCAAGAGTATGCACGGTCAGCGGTATTCGAGAAAGTTTTTCTTATTGACAATCAAAAAATTTCTGATATACTGGGTCCAGTGCCGATTTTAAAATATTGGGATGGCATTAATGAAATGATTTCTTCCACTTATCATATGATCAACGTATTCGACCACTTGCCCCCGGTTTTTACGACTTTTACCAATCGTATTCCGACCGCACGCATAAGGTCGATTGGGTTGGTTGATTTTGAAAAAAATGAAGAAAAAACGTTTTTTTCGCTTGACATTCCACGAGAAAAAAGGTATTATTATATTGTACCTCAGAAAATGTTAGAAGAAGATGTGAACTTAATGGAAAAAATTCAAAAACAAATTAAAAATGCGACGGAACACGATAAAATGAGGGTATGTTATTCGGTGTATTCTTCTGAATATGATCGTCCCTATGCTTATTGTGAAAGTAGCAGCACATTGATTCAGCAATTAGCATTCTGAGAGATTTATCAGAGTGACTTTAACTTAAAAGGAAAAAATTAATTATGACACTTGACATGAAAAAAATGCGTGAACGATTGAGCGCGCTTAAAAACAACGGAGGGGGCTCTAACAAATTTTGGCGACCCCAAGAAGGAGAACAGATCATTCGAATTGTTCCCCCTCCTAATGGTGATCCTTTCCGTGACTATTGGTTTCACTATAATATTGGTGAGGAGCCCGGTTTCTTGAGTCCAAAAAAGAATTTTGGAGAGGACTGCCCTCTTGATAGTTATGTTCGGCGTCTTTGGAAGGATGGTTCCGAGGAGTCCAAACGAATGGCTAAAAAGCTTAGTGCTCGACAGCGATTTTTTGCTCCAGTTATCGTGCGTGGCGAAGAGGAAGAGGGTGTGAGAATCTGGGGATTTGGTAAACGCGCTTATGAAACTTTACTTGCTTTGGTGTTGAATCCAGAATATGGTGATATCACTGATGCTGAAGAGGGCACTGATTTGGTTGTTGCATATAGTAAACCAGCAGGTGCTTCCTTCCCAGAGACTAAAATTACACCTCGACGTAAGTCTTCACGTTTGCACAAAGATAGTGCGCGTGGGGCTGAACTATTGGAAAATGTTCCTGATTTTGAAGAGCTTTTTGTCGCATCCCGGCGAACACCAGAACAAGTTCAAGAGATTCTAACGGCTTTTCTAGATAGCGAGGGAGCCCAAAGTGAAGACGCAGCTGCGTCAGATACGGGTAATGCTGTAGATAAAGCTTTTAGTGAGTTGCTGGCTCAATAAAATTATCTTTTCACCGGAGGGAAACACCTGTAACCGGTGTTTCCCTCTTTCAAAAAGGAGAGACCCAAGGTGTTAATTAATGCTGTCGAGTGTAAAGAGTGTGGAGATATAGTTTATTCCCGCACAGAAGATGATTTACGAAGGTGTACTTGTGGGAGAGTGGAGGTAACCGGCGGTCACGCCTTTTTCAAACATTACGCCGCTCCACAAACAGAATATGAAGTTAAAAAAATAAATCTTAAGGTAACGTTAGAACAGTTATATGAAGATTGGGATATAATGGGAGAGAAATTTGGACTTATTTCTTGTGAAGAAAACAAACAAGAAAGTCTATCTTAATAGAGGAAAGAAAATGAAAAAAATATATAAAAAGGGCGAACCGGACTTCAGAGAAAATATTAAAAAACTTGCCGCTCGCTTTAAGGGAAAGGGAGGCGGTCCTGACGCCGAAAGTGCTGTTAATGCTCACAAACAAGACATCTCAGCAGGTTATGTTACATTTTGGTCTGATAACAGTGATGTGGCTAATTTACTATTGAGAAGTAGGAAATATGTTTTAGAAGTTCAAGATCATGGAGAGCTTGTTGAAATTAAAATGGATAAAAAAGGTTTTCGCAGTTGTGTACATGCCTTTAAGGTGGGGAAATAGGAAATTAGAATGGCACATAAAAAAGAAATGAGAGCGGGAAAGCTAAGTATTGTTCAAATGAGGAGTTTGATTAATAAAAAGGCAGGAATGGCAGTTGCGCATGACTTGAACGATGAAACAAACCCAACAAATGTAACTGATTGGATCCCTACTGGCTCTCGTTGGCTTGACAGTATTGTTTGTCGTGGCAAGTTGGCTGGAATTCCTATAGGGAAAATTACAGAAATTGCTGGACTCGAATCCGCTGGGAAATCTTATATGGCGGCTCAAATTGCTGCAAATGCCCAGAAAAAAGGAATTGATGTTGTTTATTTTGATTCTGAATCAGCTCTAGATAATAATTTTCTTGCTCGTTTAGGGTGTGAAGTAGATAATATTTTATACATTCAAGCCATTTCTGTTGAATTCGTTTTAGAAACCATTGAAGACCTTCTCAAGTCAAACAACAATAGAATGCTTTTTATATGGGACAGCTTAGCTCTAACACCCGCTATCTCTGACATTGAGGGAGACTTTAATCCTCAGTCATCCATGGCAATGAAAGCACGTATTCTATCAAAAGGAATGTCAAAGTTGGTAGTTTCAATTGCAAATGCTCAATCCACTTTTTTGGTTTTGAATCAGCTGAAAGCCAATATTACTCGTTCTCCAGCTGAAGCGCTTACAACACCTTATATGACACCGGGTGGCAAAACATTGATTTATGCTTATTCGCTGCGAATTTGGCTTACTCGTCCAAAAGCAAAGGCTTCTTTTGTTTGTGATAATAAAGGTTATCGTATCGGTAACACAGTTAAAATAAAACTTGAAAAATCACGTTTTGGCTCTCAAGGCAGGCAATGTCAATTTAAAATTCTGTGGGGAGATCACGTTGGGGTTCAAGATGAAGAAAGTTGGTTTGATGCCATTCAAGGTTCAGATAATTTGACCCGGCATGGTGCTTGGTATGAACTTTTCTATGAAGATGGAACAATAGAAAAGTTTCAATCTTCTAAATGGGTAGATAAAATTCAGGATGAAAAATTTAAGAAGCGTGTAATAGAAATTATGGATGAAGAAATTATTATGAAGTTTGATAAAAGAATTGGAAAAGCTGATAACTTTTATGAAGTTGAGGAAGCTTAAAACAATGATAAAAAGGAAGCGATTACCGTTCTCTCAAGCTTTGGCACCTATATTGCATATAATATAGGGTAACAGGAGATTTTATTATGCCTATGTGCATTGTATTTGTTTTATTTAGTGGAATGTCGTTTGCTACGGCGGGATGTTATGCTGGGACTGAGGTGATTATGCCACATAAAGTGGTATATGATTCACACGTCCCTCATCATTATGTTGTCTATCGGGAACATCGTTATGATAACGTGTATCGTATCAGACACCACCAACCACGCCGCGCACGTTATCATCATCGAGTATACCGACACCACAAGCACCATCGACCCGTAGTTCGTCACCACAAGCATCATCGACCCGTAGTTCGTCACCACAATAGACGGTACCAGCGAAGAAAGCATTTTCGCAATCGACGTCATCGTTAAAAACCCCTTGACAGATAAATAACTTTTAATTAAAATAAGTTGACAATGGAAAGTTATGCCACACCCTATCTCCTTTCTAATAAAGACAAAAAATATCTAGATCTTGCTATGAGGGTATCTAACCAATCTGAATGCCATCAACGCCACGGTGCGGTGCTCGTGAAGGGCGCAAATGTAATCAATGTAGCTTGCAATAAAAACAAATTTAGTTCTTTTGCGGCTCGTTTTAGAAAAGAAGACCCTCACCATGCCAGAGTTCATGCTGAACTTGGAGCAATTCTTAATATAGCTCGCACACATACCGAGGGAGCTACAGTTTATGTAGTAAGGATCAACAAGGAACAATATTATAAATTAAGTAAACCTTGCACAATGTGTGAAGCGGCTTTGAGGTGGGTGGGGGTAAAAAAAGTAATTTATTCTACCTGCAAAGGGTTTGAGGAAATAAAACTATGATGAATGAAAGAGTGATGATTATCGATGCGCTGAATCTTTTCTTGCGCTCTTATATCGTTAATCCTACGATATCTAAAGAGGGACATCCTATTGGCGGAACGGCTGGTTTTTTAAAATCTTTACAAAAGCTAATACGAGAGATAAAGCCAAGTGTTATTTTTGTTTGCTGGGATGGACGAGGCGGAAGTCGCAAGAGAAAACAACAGAATAAAAACTATAAAGAAGGGCGTTCTCCCGTCCGACTTAATCGCGATGTGCGCATACTAAGCGAACAACAAGAGAAAGAAAACAAAATATGGCAAATGCATAGAGTATTTGAATATTTAAACAATTTCCCTGTAATCCAGTTAATGGCTGAAGAGGTGGAGGCAGATGATTTAATTGCCTATATCTGTGGTTATTCTTGTTTTAAAGAAGATCAAAAAGTGATTATTTCGAGCGACAAAGACTTCTATCAGCTTTTAGATAATACAACTATTCTCTATCGCCCCATCCAACAACGGTTTTTAACCAAAAAGAGCATTATTAAAGAGTTTGGAATCCATCCGTTAAATTTTGCCTTAGCACGCGCTATGGCTGGCGACATATCCGATAATTTAGGAGGAGTAACGGGGGTGGGGCTAAAAACCGTTTCAAAAAGGTTTAATTTTTTTGCAGAAGAAAGAAGTATAACAATCAATGAGTTGATAGAATTTGCTGCGAATCAAGAAAGCAAAATTAAAGCATATAAAGCTATTGTAGAGAGTCAACAACTAATTAAAGACAATTATAGTTTGATGCAGCTTTATTGTCCAAGTTTATCTGTACAAACGAAACAAAAGGCGGACTGGACCATTAAAGAATTTGATTATAATTTTAATAAGACCAACACCCACATGATGATGATAAAGGATGGTCTTCATGAAAACAGCTGGCTTGATTTATTTCAAGGCTTTCAACGTATATGCCGGGACCAACATATATGATAATCTTTGACATTGGTCTTTTGGTAGGAGTGGTTACCTTAATAGTACATGTTGCTTATAAATTAAAAAGCAGCTCATAGGCTTCAGGGAGAATAATTATGCACAAGCTTAGTCCTATATTTATTGAAAATAGTAAATTACCAGTCTGGTTAAGTTATATTGCCCCCATCGATGTTTGGGCATTCAATTTTGCTTTCTTAGTTTTTTGTCGTGGTAAGCTTACTCCTACGCTCAAACAGCATGAAACAATTCATTTTCATCAACAATTAGAATTATTTTTTATTTTTCAGTGGATGCTATATGGGGCTTTTTCTATTATAGGACGTTTTAAGTTCGGCACTTGGAAAGAGGCATATTATAGGAATCCTTTTGAACAAGAAGCGTATGATAATGAAAACGTCACTAATTACTTAAAGAAGCGCAAATTCTGGGCTTGGAGAAACTATCTAAGTTTTTAAAAAAATGAAATTTATAGTAGCTACCATATTGGCAAGTTTTTTATTTATTTCAACCAGTTTAGCTTCTTCCCCCCCCCACCGTTCTAAGTTTTATGACTTTAATGAACAAGTGATTGATGGTGAAATTAGAAAGCCAACGGCACTTTATACGGACGCTCGCCAGAAAGCTAAATTCGAGCGTTTGTTGCGCCTCAAGAAGTCATTTCTTCCCAAACTTTTTAACACTTCAAAGCTGAAAGTTTTTAAATAAAAAAATAATTTTAATCCTTTTAGTAGGTTACAAAATAGATTGACTTGTTGAAAATAAACTTATATACTTACTTTAAATCTAACGTGAGGTGGCATGGAAAATCTAGGCGCATTCGGAAAAAATTTCCAAGAAAATTTATGTAAATTATTAGTTTATGATCGGTCCTTTTGCGAGCAGATGCAAGAGGTACTAGACATAGGATTTTTTGATTTAAAATATATCCAAGTTTTCGCCAAGAAGCTTTTCGATTACAAGCAGAAATACAAAACACATCCAACCAATGGTACTTTAAATTCTATTTTTAATACAGAACTGGAAGGGGAAAATGAAGTTATTAAAAAACAAGTAATGGATTTTTTCGTTCGCATCCAAGCTACTCCTATAGTTGAGGATAGGGATTATATCAAATCCACCAGTTTAGATTTTTGTAAGAAACAGGTCTTAAAGGATGCAATGCTAAAGTCCGTACCTCTTTTGAACAAGTGTTCCTTTGCAGAGATTGAGGGCTTAATTTCCCAAGCTTTAAAGCTGGGAAATGACAATGATTTTGGTTATGACTATATTAAAGATTTTGAAAAAAGATTTACTTTTAAAGCTAGAAATCCAACATCTACTGGCTGGGAGGAAGTCGATAAGATAACCAAGGGTGGTTTAGGGATAGGAGAACTTACTATTATTATGGCTCCTACGGGTGTCGGTAAATCGCATTTTTTGGTTCATTTGGGGTCACAAGCATTGAAACAGGGAAAAAATGTGGTTCATTTTACGCTAGAACTCGGAGATACTGTGGTCGCCCGTCGCTATGATGCTTGTCTTACCGGATATAATTTAGATGAATTAATAGTTAAAAAAGATGTCATATATGATAAGATTAAAGACATTGATGGACAGCTTCTTATTAAGGAATATCCAACTAAATCAGCTACAGTTCTTACGCTAAGAAATCATTTAGAAAGAGTTCGCCAGAATCAAATGGAAGTTGATGTGATTATAGTTGACTATGGAGACTTATTGAAGAGTAGCTATAGAAATACCGAAAAAAGGCACGATCTTGAATCTATCTATGAAGAGTTAAGAGGTCTCGCGCAGGAATTCAAATGCCCTCTGATTACAGCTTCTCAAACTAATCGTAAAGGATCGAAAGAAGAGGTCGTTACAATGGACTCTATTTCCGAGGCATATAATAAATGTTTTGTAGCTGATTTGATTATCAGTCTTTCTAGAACACTTAATGATAAAAATTCCAATGTTGGAAGAATGTTTATAGCTAAAAATAGAAATGGTCCTGATGCCATTATATATTCTATTTTTATGGATACTGGATCTGTTACGATAAAAGTTTTAGCCCAGCAGGATGTGGAAAAGGTACATCGTGAACAGCAAGCTAATAGAGATAAACGAGATATGAGTAATGCTCGTGAAATATTTAAAAAAATGATTAATCATAAAATGGAGAATTAAATGGAACCTGACGATGTAGCAAAGCAGATTTTATCTGATATCACTGTACATATGAAATATGCCCGTTATCTTTCCAAACACAAAAGGCGCGAAACTTGGGGAGAGTTGGTTACACGCAATAAAAGGATGCATATAAAAAAGTATCCTCATATGCAGAGTGAGATTGAAAATGCATATGAATTTGTGTATGACAAAAAAGTATTGCCCTCAATGCGTTCTATGCAGTTTGGAGGAAAGCCTATTGAGGTTTCCCCTAATAGAGTGTTCAATTGCGCTTTTTTGCCTATTAATGATTGGCGATCATTTAGCGAAATAATGTTTTTATTACTGGGCGGCACTGGAGTTGGCTACAGTGTTCAGCGTCATCACATAGAGGAGTTGCCTGAGATACAAAAACCCAATACAACTCGCACGCGCCGATTCCTCATTGGAGACTCGATTGAAGGGTGGTCTGATGCCATTAAGGCGCTCATGAAGAGTTACTTTAAGGGTGGTCCCAAAATTCGCTTTGACTATAGTGATATCCGTCCTAAAGGTACCACACTGATGACTTCTGGTGGAACTGCTCCAGGTCCACAACCATTAAGAGAGTGTATTGTTAAAATTGAAAACATGTTACAACTCAAAGAGAGTGGAGAGAAATTAGAACCCATCGAAGTTCATGATATTGTTTGTTATATTGCTGATGCCGTTCTAGCGGGTGGCATTCGCCGCGCAGCCCTTATTTCTCTTTTTAGTGCAGAAGATAATGAAATGATTGCCGCTAAAACTGGAACTTGGTGGGAGAATAACCCTCAACGCGGTAGAGCTAACAATTCTATTGTATTGATGCGACATCGCATTAGAAAAAAATACTTTAAAGAATTATGGGAGCGCATTAAAGCCTCCGGCGCTGGAGAACCAGGGTTTTATTTTACCAACGATAAAGATTGGGGCACTAACCCCTGTTGCGAGATTGGACTACGCCCCTATCAGTTTTGTAATTTAACTGAGGTTAATGTAAATGATATAGTTTCTCAGGAAGATTATGAAGACCGAGCGAGAGTTGCAGCTTTCATTGGTACCCTTCAAGCAGGTTATACTGATTTTCACTATCTCCGCGATATTTGGCGTAAAAATACTGAAAAAGATGCATTGATCGGTGTTAGTATGACGGGGATTGCCTCTGGAAGAGTTTTAAAGTTAGATATGGAATCCGCCGCGAAAGCAGTAAAGGACGAAAACAAACGAGTGGCAAGCCTCATTGGTATTAACAAAGCTGCTCGCACCACTTGTGTGAAACCAGCGGGCACTACTAGCTTAACACTTGGTACCTCTAGCGGCATTCACGCTTGGCATAGTAAGCATTACATTCGCCGGTTGCGCGTGGGCAAGAATGAAGCCATTTATAGTCATCTTTTACGACATCATCCTCAACTGATAGAGGATGAATATTTTAGACCCCATGATACAGCTGTTATAGAGGTGCCTCAAAAAGCTCCTTATGGGGCAATTACTCGTCATGAAAAAGCGGTAAGTCTTCTTGAGCGTGTCAAACAGGTTAATGCGGAATGGGTTACCCATGGGCATCTTAAGGGTCAAAATACTCACAACGTTTCAGCTACGGTGAGTATTAAAGATAAAGAATGGGATGAGGTGGGAGAGTGGATGTGGGCAAACCGAGACCATTATAATGGCTTAAGTGTCCTTCCTTATGATGGGGGCACATACAAACAAGCTCCATTTGAAGATTGTGACAAAGAACACTACGAAAAACTTTTACAGACGCTATGCACCATGGATTTAACTGCAGTTAGCGAGGCAGAAGATAATACTAATCTTGTGGGTGAAGTTGCCTGTACGGGCGGCGCTTGCGACATTTCTTTTTAAAAATTTAATTTTTAATTAATATTTTATTAAACTTACCAATAGAAATTCTTAGGAGGAATTATGAATAGTTTAAAATTACTAGATGAACAGGATAACCTTGACAAAACCAAAGAACAATATGCTATAAGTTATTTGGAATCTATGTTGGCTTTGGAAGAAGCAATGGAACCCTATAAAGAACAAAAGAAGGAGCTTCGTATAGAGTATCTTGAAAACGAATGGTTAACCAAGGGTGATATTTGGGCTGCGGTAAAAGCCTATCGCCTTTATGAAAAAGGGGCAGATATGGATGATTTAAATGATATATTTGATGCTGTTGAAAAAGCGTTTGGAACTAAGGAAAAATTTTAATGGAGGCTCAAACAAAATTTGATCCGCGCAATCGCTATATTTTGTTAAGCGCGGCAGAACCAAGCGTTACTGAAGCTTCCCCAACAATTTTGATACCAGATGATTATCAAATTAAAACCAATCCTTATGGTGTCTATACTCTAGAACAAGTATCGGCAGACTGTCAGAAGGTATCATTGGACGATATTGGAAAACTTGTTATGGTTAATGATACAATGGTAGAAACAGCCAGCTTAGCGCAGGGAGACTTTCTTCTCATTCAAGAAAATCACATCTACGGAGTGATTGGGTGATAAAAATTGATTTATTTGCAGATGATATTGGTTGTGTTGAGTATGTTTCCCATATGGGTACTGATGTTACAATTGTTAATGCCGCTCGCGTTAGTTTTGGTCACCATGTATCTGACTTAAGCGACCGTGATGTTAAACTGATTAAATATCTTATTAAAAATAAGCATACATCGACATTAGAACACAATGTGATAACATTTAGGTTTAAAGTACCATTATTTATTCGCTCTCAACATCACCGACACAGAACGTGGAGTTATAATGAAATTAGTAGAAGATATACTAATTTTAATCTTGAATTTTATGAACCAAGTAGATTTAGAAAGCAAAGTAGTTCTAATCGTCAAGCGTCGTCACCTGAATATATAAACCCGATCTTTCCTGTGGCTAAAGGAGTGACAAATCTACACTATCTTGCTTCAAAAAAAGTAAAAAGCTTTCATAAAGAAGCTTTAGAACTTTATAATAACTTAGTCGAACACGGCGTTTGTCGAGAACAAGCTCGCGGAGTGCTTCCACAAAATTTATATACCGAATATTATGGAACTTGTAACTTGAACAATCTACTTAAGTTTATTGACCTTCGAGCACACGATGCCGCGCAATGGGAAATTCAACAAGTAGCTAAAGCATGTTTAAAAATTGCCGAACAGTTATTTCCCATAACAATTAGGTCATATAAAGAAATCAAGGAGAAAAATCAATGACTTTAATAAAGGCTGTGTTTTTAATATTTGTTGGACTCAACCCTCCTCAAACTTGGGCAGAATTACGTATGGAGGCAAACACAGATTGTTTAAATGGAGTAGAGTCAGCAGAAGTAAAAAAGAGACAAAAGGCTTTAAATGATATTATTAATATAGAAAAAAAGTTTTTTAGCACACACTCAAATACACAGGTAGCATTAAAAGGAATATTACTCGCTGCAGCTTGTGAAGAAACACAATTTGACTTTAATCTTAAGACTGTGTGGACGCTGACAGAAACAAGTAGAAAACAATTTTGCATGGTTAAGAAAAAACGGACTTATTGTTATCCTCAAAAACTTATTTATCTTAATCGTTTAAATAAATGGCTAGAAAATATTTATAAAGAGCGTCTAGGAAAAATATTTGGACCGGACGCATAAAATAGTATATGGTTCAAATATTTTAGCTCTTCAATATGCGAATCAAAACAATGCTCAAATCATCCTCAATAATTTAAGATTTCCAGAAGATTTCAGCCCCCCCTATATCAAAGAGGCATGGACTCTTCTTTATACTAAATTGATGTTAGATGGGAAAACCATCGGCGGCGATACTGTTAAAAACACAAGAGTTGGTGAAGACTTTATATACGTGGTGTCTGGTGGCAATGTCGTAAATCAACTTAAATATGATATTTTATATATTTTTTCTGATGAAAGTATAATAGGTCTGCCGCTTACAATTGAGGAAACCATGGAATATGATATCGTGGATTATATGAAACCAGTATTTCTTAAAACCCCACAACATTTTCGCTTAAAAACGGGAGATGATTTTGTGTCGGAAATTTATATATCCAAGAGGTTTAGTACAGATTCCGCAAAGATTTCTGTTATCTCTACACTAACTAAAGATCAATTGTATGAATTTGATTATTCTGATACAATGGCTAAATTCAAAACCGAAGATATCTTAAAGGAAAAGAACTTCATTGGCACAATGACAGGGAGAATCCGAAAACCTGTAACATTAGAAACAGTAGAAAGAAAAGTTTATAAACGAATGGACAAATACAAATCCACAGAAAAAATTAAATTTATTTATGGAGATTAATGCGATAAACAAACAGCGATTTAATTTAGCTGGCGTGGTACCAGTAGCGGGACAACCTTTGGGTTTTAATTTTCCCTGGCATGATAGTCTAATCCCCATAGGGCATAACTATTTAGCCATAGAAAAAGCTGTATTCGATTGTGCCGTCGCAGGCTGCGACACCATTTGGGTTAGTTGTCCTAAAGATATGCAACCTTTAATTCGTTACCGACTGGGTGATTATATTGTTGATCCTATTCTTTATTTTAATAGTGCAAAATTTGCTCGTTATCCAGAAACTAAAGAAATACCCATTTATTATATTCCCACTCACCCCAAAGATGTGGATAGGCGCGATAGTTTATCGTGGAGTATTATTACCGGAGCCTTGAGTGCGTATTGGCTTGGCAAAAAAATCAGCAGATGGACAACACCAGATAAATATTTTGTTGCATTTCCTTATGGCATGTTTAGTCCATATTATATGAGTAAGTATAGAGCAAGGATTCGAAGTCAAAGTTCTTTTTGTGTGGCATATGAGGAGAAAAGTTATAAAGAAGGTTTATATTTACCTTTTACTTTTGACTCTGAAGACTTTATAAAATGTAGAAGAAAGTTCAGAAAAAGTGAAGTTCGTGGACATACACGTGAAAAAGAGAAAATACCCGTGGCAGACAGATATACGGGAAGGTTTTTTACACATGATTTTGTTTTTAGTGATGTTAAAGCCGATAATATAGAAATAGTAGACATCCCCTGGTATTATGATATATCGAGTTGGGAGGGGTTAAAAAAATGGCTAGGAAGCAAAAATAAGCTTGACAAACCCAAGGACTTTTTGTTATCCTATAATGAATGGAATCCAATAGGAGTGGATAATAATGAAGATTCAGAAGAACAAAAGATATAATTTTGAGAATGGAAAGGATTTTGTAAAGGACTATCCCAACTGTACAGCTCCTCTGGGCAAACGAGAGGTATTATTTGGATAGGTTAGATAAATTTTATACCAAAAAAGAAGTAGTTGAAAAATGTGTTTCCATCTTGGATCTTGACAAGTATGAAGTAATAGTAGAACCAAGTGCTGGTTCAGGTGCATTCTTAGAGTTTTTGCCAAAAAACAAGACTGTAGCGTTGGACATCGAACCGGATAATTTATCTATTGCTAAAATGGATTTTTTTGATACCAGTCCACCCCTTAAATACAAGTACTTGGTTATCGGCAATCCTCCTTTTGGAAAGAACAGTAGCTTGGCAAAAAGATTCTTTAATCATGCGGCGACGTTTGCCAACACAATAGCCTTCATTGTCCCACGAACTTTTAGAAAAGTATCTACCACAAATCAACTTTGTTTGCATTATCACAAAGTGCAGGAAATTGCATTACCTGATGATGCCTTCGAATTACCAGATGGTACCCCTTATTTGACTCCTAGCATATTCCAGGTGTGGGAGAGGAAAAAATCCCAAAGGCAAAAAATAATTTTGCCTTCAGAGCATGTTGACTTTACTTTTTTAACCACCAAGGATTACGATATCAAACCTTTGGTTTCTATTACAGTAAAACTGGGAGAAGAGGAACATACTTTTGAATTTGATATCGAAAAGTGGAAGCATCTTAAGACTTTAGAAAGAGAGCTACCATCCTGCTTATTTAGTTCTTATAAAACCAGACGAGTAAAAAGGGATGTTGTTTGGCTAACAAAACCAGATTTGGTTATTCGCCGCGCAGGATCGCAGGCTGGGCGACTTGATCATGATTACGAAAAGAAAGCCATAGAAGGAAATTATTTTATCAAGGCACATCACCCCAAAACGGTTGACATATTCCAAAAAATGTGGGATACTTGGTGGTGTGACAAGGGGGACAAAGAAAAGTTGTCTATCAAGTGGAATACTATAGGGCAAGCTTGCTTATCTAAAAGTGAGTTAGTGCAACATTATGAAATTATGAAGGAAACAATGAATGAAAAAGAGTAATATACCCTTTGTGGGGTTACATGCACACAGTGGCGTAGGTAGTCCCTTTGATGGGCTTGGATATCCCGCAGAACATATGGAATATGCTTTTAACCGGGGAAATGACGCTCTTGCCTTAACCGATCATGGTAATATGAATGGGCTTGCTTATCAAGTCCAACATGCCCGAGACATGCAAAAAGAAGGTAAGAATTTTAAACCCATCTTCGGCGTTGAAGCTTATTGGCTTCCTAGTATTTCCCATTGGCGGACGGAAGTTGAAAAGTTAAAGCAAGATAAAAAAGCTAAAAAGCAAATTGATACTTCTAGATCTGGTACCAATATCGAAGATGAAAGCACTAAGAGTGTAAGCAAGGGTATTCTCAACCGCCGACGACATCTTATTCTCTTGGCTCAAAACCAAACAGGGCTCAATAATATCTTCTCTCTTGTATCGAACTCATTTCATGATGATAACTTTTATCGTTTTCCCAGGATAGATTATCAAATGTTAGAAAAATACAGTGAAGGAGTAATCGCTAGTAGTGCATGTCTTGGAGGGGTTTATGCGGGGAATTATTGGGACAATAAACATCTTGGTACCGCCGCCGTCATGAATGAAATGCGCAAAACAACAGAAAAAATGATATCGATTTTTGGAAGTTCCTGGTATGGAGAACTTCAATGGAATAGCATAAAAGAACAGCACGAGCTTAATAAATATATTATTAAGATAAGTAAAGAATATGGAATTGAACTAATCTCAACTGCAGATAGTCATTATCCGTCTAAAGATGCTTGGAAAGATCGAGAGTTATATAAACGATTAGGCTTTTTAGGCAAAGGTAAATTTCCTGAATGGATGAGTCCAGAACTCCCCAGCAGCTTGGAGGAGATTGGGTATGAGGCTTATCCCAAGAATGGCGATGAAATGTGGGAATCTTATAAGTATTATTCCGACAAGTCCGGCGCTTCATACGATGATGATATTATAAGGGAAAGTATTGAAAAAACATATGAAATTGCCCACAATCGCATTGAATCTTTTATGCCTGATAATACCGTACGTCTTCCTGGTTTTGTTGTGCCACCCGGCGAAACAGCAGATGATGCCCTTATTGCTGCATGCGTTGATGGATTAAGAGATCGCGGCTTGCAGTATGAAGAAGAATATGTGCATCGTATAAAGGAAGAACTAGCTGTAATCGGGGACAGGGGATTCAGTAAGTATTTTTTAACTATGAAGGCAATTGCTGATAGAGCAACTGACGTTCAATTAACAGGTGCTGGGAGAGGATCAGCTGCGGGAAGCTTAGTAGCCTATGCTCTAGGTGTTACCCAAGTAGATCCAATTAAATATAATCTTCTTTTTTCTCGATTTTTGCGAAAAGACGCCAAAGACTATCCAGATATTGATTATGACGTTAGTGATCCCATGGAGCTAAAGGAAATATTAATCGAGGAGTGGGGATGTAATACTGTAGTACCTATATCTAATTTTAATACATTACAGCTTCGTTCTCTCATTAAAGATGTTTCAAAGTTTTATGATATTCCGTTTGTAGAGGTGAATTCTATTACATCTAAAATGCTAGCAGAAGCTACCCCCATAGCTAAAAAGATTCACGGAATTAAAGCTGGGGTTTATACTCCTACTTTTGAAGAAGTGATGGAATATTCAGATAGTCTTAAAAGGTTTTTACTAAAGTATCCCCATGTTAAACCTCATATCGAGGCATTAGTAGGACAAGTTCGGTCGGTTTCTCGTCATGCTGGTGGTGTAGTGGTGGGAGAAGAATTAGATAAATATATGCCACTTATTAATAGTGGTGGAATAACTCAAACGCCATGGTCCGAAGGTCAACACGTGAGACAACTAGAGCCAATGGGTTTTATTAAATTTGATATTTTGGGTCTGTCTACGCTTAAAATGATTGAAGGTGCGATATGTCATATCCTTAAGCGACATCATAATGTTGAAGAACCAACGTTCGAAGAAATTAAAGAATATTATGAAAATTATCTTCATCCTGAGAAAATTAACCTTAATGATCAGAAGGTATATAAAAATGTTTTTCATAAAGGAGAGTGGGCAGGCATCTTTCAATTTACAGAAAAAGGCGCGCAGGCTTTTTGCACACGGGTAAAACCAAAAAATATTATTGATATTGCAGCAATAACTTCTATTTATCGCCCCGGTCCGTTGTCGGCTAATGTACATGAACTATATGTAGAGGCAAAAAAGAACCCCAGTCTTATCCAATACGATAATGAAACTGTTAAAGAAATAACAAAAGAAACGTATGGTTTCTTGATTTTTCAAGAACAAATTGCTTTATTGGCTCATAAGTTGGGTGATAATATTAGCCTGGATGAGGGAAACTTATTACGTAAACTATTAACAAAAAAGGGAACTGGAAAGGGTTATGAAAAAAAGCTAGAAATACACGATAAATTCATCACTGGTTGCCTCGCTAAAGGGATATCACAGACACAAGCAGAAACGATCTGGCAAAAGTTTGAATATTTCAGTGGTTATGGGTTTAATAAGTCTCATGCTGTTTCCTATTCTATTATTTCTTTTCAATGTGCTTGGCTATTGACCTATTATCCTTGCGAATGGATGGCTGCATTCTTGGATAAGGAGCCTGAGAATAGGAAAGAAAAAGCAATTAATCTTGCTAAGAAGTGGGGTTTTGAGATTGAGCCAATAAACATCAACAAATCTGGTGATGTGTGGGAAATTTCTGCAGATGGCAAAACCTTAATTCAACCATTAACTTCAATTAAAGGACTGGGAGAAAAAGCAATTGAACAAATCCTTCTGCATCGTCCTTTTAATACAATTGAAGAACTCCTCTTCAATGAAAAAATTGTATATTCGAAACTTAATAAAAAAGCTATTGATGTCCTTATCCGCGCTGAAGCTCTCAGCGGTTTGATGGATGATAGGTTCAACACCTTAAAACACTTTTGGACTGCAGTAGCGGATAATCGTCCAAAAAGCAAAAAGAAGCTACTAGCAGCTATCGAGGAATATCAAGGTGTTAAAGAGTTCACGCGTGATGAGTTCATTGAAAATAAAGTTAATTTAAGTGGATTATATCCCTTTGATTTGGTCCTTACTGAGGATGTAGTTAAACGATTGGAATATCACCATATCCCCCCCATATCCGATTATGACCCAGAGTTGGGAGTGGCATGGTTTATTCCACGTGAACTCATTCAAAGAAAGACTGTTAAAGGACGACCCTATTATATTGTCAGAACTTTGGATAACCATTCCGTTATGATAGATATTAAATGCTGGGGGATTAATCCGCGAAAAGATAAGATTTTTTTGAATAGGCCTTATATGGCTAAATTAAAATATGAAGAACAATGGGGCTTTTCTTCAAATGGTACATTATCCAATTGGAAACTCTTGGGTTGAAAGGAAAAAAATGGATCTTAAAGTAGTTAAAATCAGAAAAGAAGCACAATTGCCAACGCGCGCATATCCTACAGATGCAGGTCTGGATTTATATTTTTGTCCAAACGGAGAAAGAGATGAAATTGTAAGAGAAGAGGGTTTAGCAATTGAGCCAAGAGATTCGATGTTAATCCCCACTGGATTGAGAATTGAAGTACCTTATGGTTATATGCTTGAAATCAAGAATAAATCAGGTATAGCTTATAAACGACAATTGGTTGTAGGAGCGTGTGTGGTAGATCCAGGCTACGAAGGAGAGATATACGTCAATCTTCATAATATTGGCTTTAATACACAATATTTGAAATCCGGAGCTAAAATAGCTCAAGCTGTTTTAATTCAGGTAAATTATTGCACCATCAGGGAAGTGTCGGAAGAAGAATTTAGCCAAGGGAGTCCCCGTGGTAATGGTGGATTTGGAAGTACTGGGGATGAGTAAATAAAATAGTTACTAATTATGAGAGAAAAAAGGAGAAAAAGAGATGAGTTTATCATATACTTTAAGAAAAAAAGATAAAGGGCAAGAAGTCAAAAGACTTCAAAATACACTTTCTATCACTACCGATGGAATATTTGGTTCTAAAACTGAAAAAGCTGTTAAAGAATATCAGGAGGAGAAGGGACTCGTAGTAGACGGACTCGCTGGAAGGCGCACCTTGGGTTCTCTGGAAATTGAAGTATTCCCAGCTGTTGATCTTTCTAGTTACAACGGTACCGTTGATTTTAAGAAAATGAAAGCAGCAGGGGTTTCCCACGCATGGATTAAACTCACGGAAGGCACTACACATCGTAATCCAGGGTATCAATTAAAATTTGATTCTGCTCGTAAAGAAGGATTTTCATGTGGAGCCTATCATTTTGGCAGACCAGATACTTACGCAGGAGATCCCCGAGATTGGGAAAAAGAAGCAAATAATTTTTTACTCCAATTAGAGAAAGCAGAATTAAAACCAGGCGATCTTGTTCCAGTATTGGATGTAGAAAAAGGAATGAAAACTGACGACAACCATAACGTCCAATGGTGTTTAAATTGGCTGGAGTGGGTGGGAAATGAAACCTGTACAACGCCGTTAGTCTATAGTGCCCGTTGGGCATGGCAACTTTATATTATGAAAGCAGAGAAAGATATCCAACAAGAATTGGCTAAATACCCCTTATGGCTAGCCAGTTACAACAAGGGAGTTGAACCCAAACGTAAAACAAAATTGTGGGATACATGGGCAGTGTGGCAATATACGGGATATGGAAAAATTGATGGATGTAAGGGAAGAGTGGACTTAAATTGGATTGCCGGTAATCAATTAGAAAATTTAATAATTAAATAAGAGGGTTCATGGGATCATACGAAAGAAAAGCAAGAAGAAAAAATAACAATAAAAATAAAAAAACGGCAGAAAAAGAATTAATTAAAAAAGTAGAACTATTTGGAAGTTTATCCGATAAATGCTTGACATGCGAAAAACCTTTTGATAAACTTAATCGCGAACAGGTCATGAGTTGGAATGTTATCGTGAGCGGAAAGAAAGAACAAGTAAGGCTTTATTGTCCTAAATGCTGGCAGAGGGCATTAAACTTTATTAAAAAAACTAAAGAAGGATTGTTGAATCGAAAAAAGGAGAGCGAATGATGGAGTACCATTCAGTAGAAAAAAAAGGGTTTTTGATTGATACAGACCTAGCAGAAGAACTGGGACTATTAGATGAATATTTAATTTGGGAAGAGGACTATGATTCCGATGCTTTTAGGCAGGCTTTCGAAACAAAGTTTGGAGTGCTTCCGATAGATTTAAAATATTTTGAATATATGCATGAGGGATGTATTCAGGAATTGAGTGGGTTTGATTGGGATGCTACTTATGTTATTTTTGATGATCCAGATTCTTACTTAACTGATTGGGAAAAAATGGTACGAGAGTTGGAACAACAGCTAGACATTTTTGTGGAAGAGGGAAAATGGTCAGAGTTGGGATAAAGTGAATAAAGACCATATAAATCACCCAAGACATTATAATATTAACTGGGCAGGCGAGCAAGCCATTGAAACATATAAATATATAAATTCGTGGAAAATGGGATACGCAGAGGGAAATGTAATTAAGTATGTTTCGCGTCACAAATATAAAGGTAAGGCTTTGGAGGATCTTAAAAAAGCCCAATGGTATTTAGCCAAGATGATTGAACAGTTGGAAGATTAAACCGTGGAAAAATGAATTGGAGACTTTAATGAAATTACCGGAAACTTTAACTTATGATGATGTATTGCTTGTTCCTCAATATTCTAATATAGAAAGTAGAAAGGAAATAGATGTTGGAAGCAGTTTGGATAATAATATCCACCTTAAGCTTCCTATTATTTCTTCTCCCATGGATACGGTAACAGAAACAAAAACAGCAATAGCAATGTATCAAGCAGGAGGTTTGGGGATTATACATAGATATAATTCAATTAAAAGACAAGTTGAACTTGTTCGTGACGCTAGCGTAGAAAAAATGTGCAATGTTGGTGCTGCAATTGGAGTAACGGAAGACTTTGAAGAGCGCGCCTGTGCTTTATATGATGCCGGGGCAAATGTGATTTGTGTTGATGTTGCGCACGGTCATCATATTCTGGTAGAACGAGCAATTAAAACACTAAGAAGTATTTTTGGCGGCGATATTCACATCATGGCTGGAAATGTAGCTACCCTCGCGGGTTTTAATGATTTAGCAGATTGGGGAGCCGATAGTATTCGCTGTAATATCGGTGGAGGCAGCATATGTTCTACTCGCGTTCAAACAGGGCACGGCGTACCGGGGCTTCACACTATCATGGAATGTGCGAAAACCGACCGAGAAGCTAAAATCATTGCTGATGGAGGGATTAAAAACAGCGGAGACATTGTTAAAGCCCTGGCTGCTGGAGCTGATTTTGTAATGCTGGGATCGCTCCTAGCAGGTACCGCTGAAACTCCAGGGGAAAAAGTAACTACATTTGGTGGGGTGAAAAAAAGATACCGGGGTATGGCGAGCAAAGATGCTCAAATGGATTGGCGCGGGAAATACAATTCAAACGAAGGGGTGAGTGTCCTTATAGATTATAAAGGTCCCATAGGAGAAGTTTTAACTGCTCTCCATCAAGGAATGGTTTCGGGGTTTTCTTACTCGGGGTGCAAAAACATCACAGAACTGCAAACCACTCATTGCTTTGCTAAACAAACGCCAGCTGGCTGGAGTGAAAGCCAAACCCACATTTTAACAAAATGAAAAAAAGAAAAATAGCTCCCACGGATGGAAAGTATATTAGAATTCCAACACTTAAAAGCTTGGATTCTAATTTAAGAATAAAATTAAACTTTGATGACGTTACTCGATTTTTTTTCTTTAATGAATACATTAAAAGTTATCTTATCGAAGATCCTCTTTTAATGCCCTTTGTGGAAAAGATGAAAGAAAGAAGTATGTTAATGAGGAAATTTCGTTTAAAAAAATCACGACAACTTCGGAAAAAAGAAGAAGAAGTTATTAATAAATTTGGATTAAATCAAAAGGAAATAGAAGATATTTTTGATCTACTTGAAGAAAAGGAGAATATATGAATTCATGTGCAAAAAAATGCTTAAAATATCATAAAGCGTGTTCCCAAATCAGTTGCCGTCAATGGATGAGATATAGGGAAGATTTAAACTGTGCTCAAATTGCAGTAAAGAAAAATGGCTCTATGACGTTGAAAGAAGTCGCAAAAAGACTAGGTGTATCCTACGTGCGTATAACACAAATTGAAAAATCAGCTTTATCTAAGCTAAGAAAAAAAGTTTTTAGTAAAGAATACACTAATTATAACAATAAATAAAAGCTATTTTGGCTTTTACATCTAAAATTTTGCCAAGGAGACTAATGATGGCTGATAATAAAAAAACACTATTAGAAGAAGGGACCATCCGTCGCTTTATGAAACTAGCCGAGCTGGGACCTCTTGCAGGTAATTTTCTTAACAACATGGAAGAAGATGTAGCTGAAGAAAAGTCTACGGTTTACGCAGAAGAGGATGACGACGTATCTGAAGAAGAATTGGATTTAGTGGACCTGGGCGACGAAGAAGAAGAGGTAGACGCTGTTGTAGATCTAGAAGAGCCAGTTGGCTCGGGCGAGCTTACCCTTACAGATGAAGAAGCAGAAGCCATTTTGGTTGTAGCGGATAAGATTCGTGCTGCCATGGATCTTACACCGGACCCGGAAGAGGTAGAAGTGGATATGGACGTCGAAGATGAAGAGCTTGATTCGGATATGGACGTCGAAGGTGGAGACCTTGATTTAGATATGGGTGTTGAAGACGAACTGGATGTCGAAGAGGAGATCGACGAAGCCACCAAGAAGGGCGAAGAGGTTACCACTGGTCCCACCAAGGATGAAGAAGCCTATGAATACCCCAGCAAAGGTGAAAAGTCGGTGACCCGTAAAGGGGAAGAAGATTATACTACCAAAAGGGGTATGAAAAAGAAAACAGGTCCAGGTAAAGCTTATATGCAAGAAAGTTATCCCCCTAATGCCATGGTTAATGAAATCGCACGCCGGGTACTAAAAAGAATCTTGACAAAAAATAAATAATCGTTTACCATTCTTTTAAGTGAGGTTTTAGATGTGGGAATTTTTTTGGTTTGTTCTTGGCGCATTAGTCTATTCTATTCTGTTTCGGTTCCATCGAGTATATGAAAAAGCAAAGTTTATTCAAGATATTAAAGTTATCGCTTTCATTCTAATTGGAAGAGCCTTTGAGGCTTTAATATTTTCTCATGCTTTAAAGTACAAACTTCTAAATGACGATCCCGATATGGACAATGAAAAAATAAAACTATTTAAGAATAACGATGATGCTTTTCTTGTTGCATGGAAAAATGAAACGGTTGAAAAGCTTAATTCTGCTGTTCCGCCACTTTACAAAAGCTTTTTGGAACTTGACTCGTGGCAGGACATGATGGATATTTTAGATATGTGTTATAAGAAAGGAGTAAAACACCAGAGTGAAAAAAAATACCAAAGAGACGAAAGATGACAAAAATTCGGACACTCCTTTATTAATTAATATTTTAGATCCTGGTCCTTCTTTTCCTCAAACCCGCTGTATTACTCTTTTTGGAGATTTAGATGAAGAGAAAATTGAGAATGTCTGTAGTGGGCTTTTACTTTTAAAAGATGTTTGTACGGAAGAAGTACCCAAAGATGCCAGCGATACAGAATGTGAACTAGAAACAATTAAAAAACCTATTGAATTTTATATCTCTACATGGGGAGGAGATGCTCTTGGCATGTTCGCTATTTATGATCTTATGCGAATGATTCGGGAAGAGTGTGATATTAGTACCTTTGGAATTGGCAAGGTAATGTCCGCAGGTGTATTACTGCTCGCGGCAGGCACCAAAGGAGAAAGAAGGGTGGGAAAGCATACGCGAATTATGATGCATTCTGTACGCGCCGGTCACTATGGATCTCTTCACTCTTTAGAAAACGAAATGAAAGAAACTAGATGCACGCAAGAACAACATATCCAGGCTTTAGTTACAGAAACAAAAATGACCAAAAGACAAATAAGAACCATGCTGGAGAAAAAAGTTGATGTATACTTTAATGCTGCAGAAGCAGTAAAGTTTGGTATTGCTGATATCATCGTTTAGGAAACTAATTATAGTATGACTGATGTAAATAAATTAGTAGAAAGCTATTTTGCTCCTCGACCCGTATCTCTCACTAAACAAATGTTGTATGAGATGTTTGACAAGGTGTATAATGAACAAAAAACAGGTAGCACAGAAAGACAAGAAAGACAATTTGTAAAAATCATTGAGAGTTACGCGACCTTAGATGATCCCATAATTGTAACTTTTGGAAATTTGGCAATTGAGGAAGTGATTGGCGCTTTAAAGGTTGAGGGGCTAGCAGCATATGGTAAAGAGCCATACACAGATGTTATTATACAAACTATTAGTAGAGATTATAATTTATCTTTGAAAGGGCTAGATGCACCATCGTTGATGGGAGCAGGTGCCATGGGAATAGAAAAATTAGTTCCAGGCTGGCTTCGCACTGTTACTCCCAAAGTGGTGAGTAGGCTTCAAGAGATGGGATTTGAGAAGGGTGACTGGATAACTCGTTCGCAAAAAAATATTAAAACAATCTCACGAAAAGCGCGAAAAAGGTTTGGTAAAACTGGTAAAGAAATCGTTTTTAGTGGGTATAAAGATAATCAGGAATTCCCCATTGTAGAAGAAGAAAGCGCAGCCTTTATGGGGTATCCTCCTTACGTAGGCAAAATTACAATTGAAGAAAAAGACAATAAAATAAAAATTGTATCTGAGATTCATGATAATGAGGCAGCTCGACATTTGCCCGATATGTTTTTTAAACTTGGGAGGAAAAATATTGAAACTTTATTTGCGGGGACTGAAGAAGTAGGAGGACCAATAGATTATATCTACAAGGGTCCGATGGACGTGAGCCATGAATGGTATCCTGAAGAAAGAAAATTAATTTTTATAGATTCCAAATTATATGATATAAAAAGTTTTATCGATAGCTATCCTAATATTTATTTACGAGTTAGAAAACGCCGGATTGATCAACCATTTGATCCTGACTTAAACCACCCAATACTTGGAAAGGCAATATTTGGAAAAGGTGTTATTAGTCGTGAAGGTCCAGCCCGGATAGTTATTGCTGATAAAATTAGTTCAAAGGCAGAATTTGGTGGCGAGATATAAAGAGGTATAAGTGCTCGTACAGGAACGCTTTAAAAATTATACAAAAAATCATTGTTGGCAATATGAGATACGGCTTCAAAACCTTGAAGATGATCTTAAAATGGCAGGATTTTCTAAAAAAGATTTAGAAAAACTTTGTATAAAAGATTTTGTTTTTGAATATATCAATAAAGAAAATAAAGAAACTTGCAGAGAGATTAAAGAATTTATTCAAAAGCATGAATGGCTTGGAAAACTCCCTAATAGACCTACGCAAAGATTTACAGCGAGGTATAAAAAAAACGGAATGTTAGCAGGGGCTATTATTATGGCAACCCCTAATGCATTTTCAAATCTTCTAGGAAAAGAACACCGAGATAAAGAAAAATTAATATCTCGCGGAGCTTCTATTTCCTGGGCTCCTAAAAATTTGGCTTCATGGCTTCTCATGAAGTCGATTAATTGGATGGTAAAACATACTGAATTTAGATATTTTACAGCCTATTCAGATCCAGAGGCAAATGAACTTGGTACAATTTATCAAGCTTGTAATTTTTATTATCTAGGAAAAACCAGCGGAACAACTTATCAATATTTAGATCCTCTAAAGCCCGAAAAGGGGTGGTTTAGTGATAGAGAGTTTCGCAAACGATCCAAGTATAAAATATATGCTAAAAATATAGGAATCAACGGAGACAACTGGGAGGGGTGGATGAAGAAATATTCCCCTAATTGGGACCTAATTCCGCCTAAAATTAAGTCTAGAATCAAAGAAGAGGAGAGTAGACATAGAGAGGGTTGTCTTTCTAGAAAAGTCTCTAAAAAACACAAATATTGTTATATTTTGGGAGCAACAAAAACCCAAACACAAAAGCTGAAACAGTGCTTTATTAAATTAAATCCCAAAAAGATTAATCTTTCTTATCCAAAAGAAAGAGGAAAATAAAGCTTGACTAAAAAATAAATTATGTTATATTATTAGAGAGGTATTATCTATGAAACATTTTAATAATTCACAAGATTTACGCTCAAAGTTTGAACAGGGTATTAAAACGGTAGCTGAAAACGTAGCCTCTACTTTGGGTCCTAAAGGGAGAACTGTAGTCCTTCACCAAAAGGGTTCTAACCCAATCACTACAAAAGATGGGGTAACAGTTGCTCGATTCATTGACCTTGATGATCCGTTTGAAAATACAGCCGCCCAGATTGTGAAGCAAGCTGCTGAGAAAACAAATCAAGAGGCTGGTGACGGTACAACTACAACTACGGTTTTAACATATGCTCTTTATAAAGAAGCACAAAAGTATATAACCTCTGGCGCACCCCCTATAGAGCTTAAGAAGGGGATGGAATTAGCCGTACGGCACTTAGTCCGATTGGTTGAAGAAGCTGCCATGCCTATTAAATCCCTTGATGATATTGAAAATATTGCCACCATTGCCGCAAATGGTGATGAGGCTATCGGCAAGCTTGTGGCTAAAGCTGTGGATCTTGCAGGTAAGGATGGCTCCGTAACCATCGAAGAAGCACGCTCTCTAGATACCACCCTGGACTTGGTGGAGGGATTTCGGTTTGATTCGGGATATTTAGCAGCTGCTTTTATCAATGATGAACAACGGGGTGTGGTTAAATACGACAATCCGCTCATCATGGTCACGGATGCAAAGATAGAAACCGTTGAGGAATTGATGCCTGCTTTGGAAATCGCTGCGAGAGAATCGCGCCCTTTCATAATTGTAGCCGAAAATATTGAAGGACAAGCTTTAGCTGCCCTCATTATGAATACAATGCGGGGGACGTTACGCATTGCAGGTGTCAAAGCACCTCGTTATGGTGAAGAAAGACGTAGTATTTTAAAAGATTTGGCTCTTTCTGTAGGGGCAACCCTTATTTCGCGTGAAACCGGTATTGGGCTTAGAGACATAAAGCTAACCCATCTTGGAGAGGCAAAAAAACTAGAAATTGGAAGAGATATGACTACTGTAATGGGCGGCGCAAGTGAATTGGAAGAGGTTGAAAGTCAAATAGAAAAACTCAAAGGAATCATAAAAAATACTGAAAACTTACAGGAATGTGAGAAGCTGCAAGAACGCATTACAAGATTAGTATCAGGTGTTTCTGTCATTAGGGTTGGTGCAGCAACAGAAATTGAAATGATTGAGAAGCGGCATCGGATAGAAGATGCACTCGAAGCTGTAAAAGCAGCTCAACTTGAAGGTATTCTGCCAGGCGGGGGCTCTTTTCTAGTACAACACTCCAAAGATCTTAGCAAGCTTCTTCAATCGGATACCCAAAACGAATGGCAATCTCTTGGTGTAAAAATTGTTCAACAAGCCATTAAAGAGCCTCTCAAACAGATGGCAAGAAATGCGGGAGAATCTGTTGATCTAATTTTAAATCAAGTAGAAGCAGAAGAATTCGGATATGGATATGATTTTCAATTAAGTGTTGTTGTAAATGTATTACAAGCTGGGATTATAGATCCGGCACGTGTAACACGTTGCGCGCTGCAGAATGCTGTTTCAGTCGCCGGAACGCTTATTACATCTAATTACGCCATTGTAGAAGACTAAACTATTTATAAAAACCCCAGAGAAGGTAGCGCTACATTATGAAAGAATCAGTGATTGAAAATGCAATGGCTTTAGCTCAAATTAATAATAAATTTGACAAGATAGTGCAAACTATTGAATATATTAAAGAAAAGCAGGACGAGATGGCAGAGGATATTGCGATAATCAAGGAAGCGGTTTACAATCCCAACGAAGGGCTCTATGCCCGTTTGCGCGAATTAGAAGGCTGGAAAGAAAGTTCTTCTCGTCTAATGTGGATAATTATTACTTCTATACTCGCATTGACTGTGGCAACATTTTATAAAGTTCTCAACACTTAAGGTAAAAAGAGAGGCAATTATGAGAGTTAATATTTCTTATTCAGTAGAACTGGAAGATGTTTTAGATAATATCAGCGCTTTATATACACGAGAAAATTTAAAACTTAAAGATAAAATTGATGAAGTAAATAAAGTTTTATCTGAGCAATATTATGAACAAGGCATAGGAGAGCTAATTTTTTCTATTAAAGAATATCGCGTGGCGATGTCTGAAATGGATTTAAAGCTTAATGAAATAGTGGGAATATTAAGAGGCTATCAACAAATTAAAGAAAATGAGTCACCCCCAAAAGAAGAAAATGAGACACAAGCAGAGGAATAAATGAGAAGAGGCGACTTAGTTTGGATTCCAGATGAAACTAGAGGGCAACTAGAAGGCACCGCTGGTTACGCCCTTATAAAGGGTCCTGCTTATGGAATAGTATTAAACACCCCTTTGTGTGATTTAAAAACAAATTTAGTTAAAGTACTTGTTAGTTATAAGAACCATCCAATTTTTTATTTTAATAAAAGAGATATAAGGAAACACAACCTGGAGGAGCATAGTGATAAAATTAATAGAAATTGTTAAAAATAGTAATTTTTATAATCTCAGAGAAGTTTTTGTAAATCCAAAACACGTAGTGTATTTACGAGAAGATGTTTCTGTTAAGCGATATTTGGAAGAGGGAAAATTTCCGGAAGGATTAGATTCAAGACAAGCTTTTACCAAAGTTTTTGTTGATAATGGAACAACTGGAACAGAGTTTGTGGTAGTCGGCGCGCCTGCCATAATAGAATCAAAACTTAAAGGTAAAGAAAAAGTAGTATTGAATGGATGAAAAATATTATTTATGGATACAATCTGAGTGCCCCTTCTGCACATTGGCACAGGAAGAAATGGTAAATAGAAAACTTACGCATATAACCTATATCATGGATAACCAACTAGTGGAATTAGAGGCAGTTAAACAAAAATGGGATTGGTCAACGGTTCCAATTATCGTACATGAAAACGCCGGAGGAAACCTTAATTTAATTGGAGGTTATAGCGACTTTCTAGAATGGGTTAAAAAGGAAAACAAATGATTGAATGCACACTAAAGCCAATTAAAATGAAATCTCTCACCCCCTTGTATGGAAAAAAAGAAAAATATGGGGTGTATTTGCAAAGCTTTTATTGGTCAGTAAAGGGATATGCGAAAAAGAAATGGGCAGTGGCTGTAAAAATTGCCTTAGACTATGATAAAGCCATAGAAGAATATAGTGATGATGATGAAATTGTTAAGAAATGTATTGAATTTCTTAATGAACCACCACAAAGTAAATATGGCAAAAGAAGAAAAAGAAAACCTCTTTATGGCAGTTTTGAACCACTCCCTCATTTTTATAAAATCATGGAAGAAGATGGTAGAAAATATATTAATGCACGTTTAATTGTAAATAAAGATAAAAATAAAATGTTCTGGGGTAAGGGCGTTAAACCGTGAATGATATAACATTTACTTAAGGGCTGCCATGTTACATTAGTTTCTTATATTTGTAATTAATTCAGCTGCCTGTCTATTTGCTTCAATCCAACTAATTATAATATGCACAAACTCTTTGAATCCTTTCGTAATTACTCAATGATGACAGAAGAGCAATTATTGGTGGAAGGTCGCATCAGTGACACCAAAAAGAAATACCCTGAATTAGCAAAACAAAGAGAAGAACTCGACGGTGAAAGCCTTCTTGATGTTCTTATGAATGCTGATCCTGCTGGTAATCAAAAATATCTTATGGGAGCGGCAAAAATTTTACATACTTCCATGGAGCAAGCGGAAAGTGAACCAGATGACCCCCGGTCAGCCCGCCGGTCGAGCGTTCCTTTTTGGGGCAAAGAATGGCCAGAAGATGCCGATGATAATCTGTATTCCCCATGGGGCATTGCTAAAAATATTGCCGGGGAACTGCTAAAATTTCACAAATTACAACCATTTATTCAGGTGGAAAGACGAGATATTAATACGATTACAGATTGGCGTCATTTAAATAGCACATTGCAATTAGCAGCCACAAAACAACAAACTAAAGAACGAGAAAAACAGGCAAAAAAGAGAGAAAAAACTCGGGCTACTGAAGAATCCACAATAGTTGAAGATAATGATTTTTATACAATGATTCGTCCTGAATCGGCTGAAGCTTCTTGCTATTATGGCAAAGGCGCTCAATGGTGTATTTCAGCCACACAAGCTGCTAACTATTTTGATGAGTATACTAGTGATGGTAAAAGCTTTTATTTTGTTTTCTTTGCTCATCTATCACAGGATAATCCATACAAGAAAATAGCACTAGTGATGCACCATGGCGAGTATGAGGAAGCCTTCGATGCCGAAAATAATAGTTTATATCCGAGTCAAGTGGTCGATGCTATCATACAGAATATGCTTCACGAGAAAGATGACCCAGGCGCGCTAGAAGTTTATCGCTTTTGGGAAGGTGAAACACCCTCTGATGTACCAACAGATTCAGATATAGCAGATTATTTAAAACAATTGAAAATGTTGGAGATATCATGGGATAAATATTTGGCAGCGACAGTGCGGGGCTTTGAGGATGAAATTAAACAATCTAACGAAGCAATCCGCAACAAAGCCGAACTTTGGTTTAGAGATATGAAACAAGAAGCTGCGCAAGATACAGAAGATAACCCAGCAGGACCGTCTGAAGAGCAATACAAGGAAATATTAGCCCAATATGAACCCGGCTTAAATCATATTGACGTTTCAATAGAGATGCCTTACGATACAGGAGCAGGTGTACCTTATTGGAATGCTTATATGTATGTTGACGCAGAAGAGATTGTTGAAAATAACAAACAAAGATTTAAGTGGAAGAAAAATATAGAACAAAGAGAAGAACTCGACGAACTAAGAGAAGCTGTTGAGCTTGCTCTTAATGCTGTTGATATCTGGCCAGAAGAGTTGGAACAAGACAATAATGATCCCTTTAGATTCAATGTAAGTCTTGATTCCGCTGGTGGCACACCGGGTGAGTTTGAATCATATATGGACAATATACAGCATATGGATGATAAATTTACAGAAGAGTTTGCAGAGGCATTGCTTAGTGAACTTGCAGAAGGAGATTTAATTGGTCGTGACCCGAAAGAAGAAGAATACTGGCCAGACCCCGAAGAGATAAAGAAACAAATTAAATTACCTTTTGAGAAAGGTACCAAAGAGGGGGCACAAGCAGAACGGGATTTGGATTATATAAGAAGTCCCGAAGGTGCTGCATTGAGACGCCGAGTTGGACTGCGAGAAAATAGATTTAGAATAAGAATTTTAAAAAAATAATTATTTCACACCCTTACTGCGAATTTTATTTTACACCTAGTATTTATTATATAACCTATTTGTAAAAGTCCTATGAATTTATTGAGTTCTGACCCAACAAGTACAGGAGAGTTAATTTCTAGCAAATTAGAGGGTAAAATTCGTGGTGTTGTATGTATTTCTTTTTTTATTAGCGTTTGTATACTCAAGCCTATTAGAATGGATGGTACATAAATATATATTTCACGGCATAGGTAAAAATAAAAAAAGTACCTTCAGTTCTCATTGGCATATCCATCATAGACTTTGTAAAAAAAACAATTTTAAAGATGAGTGCTATATTCAAACACCTCTTCATTTTTCAGTGAAAAAAGAATTAACTTCTTTATTATTATTAGTTATAATACACCTTCCATCACTTTTTATCAGTTGGTTTTTTTATGCCAGTTTAATCTTTTTTTCTGCTCGTTATTTCTATTTACATCGTAAGTCCCATGTAGATATCGAGTGGGGTAAAAAGAATTTACCTTGGCATTATGATCATCATATGGGCAAAAGCCAAGATGCTAATTGGGGAGTAACAAATCCTCTCTGGGATTACATTTTAGGAACTCGTGTCAAATGAAAGATAAAAAGATCGAATTGAAAATTGGCGATTTAGTGAAATATAAACATCCCAGAGGCTTTTTTTCTAATGATACGGCATATAAGAATATTTTTGGCGTGATAACATGTATTCAGGGTACTTTTCATGCAAAAGTGTTGTGGGTAGATGAATTACATTGTTTAGAAAGCTTTGAAGATCTTTCTCCTTGTGGAGAAACTAATTATTAAAGATAAAAAATGATTGAGGGGTTGTGATGGATAGTTTATTTGAAAATTGGAAAAAATATTTAAATGAAGAAGAAATAAATGAAATAACAGAAGAAGAATTAAGCGACCTTGATGATGTTCTTATGCATTTAAAACCAGAAGATTTGTCGTTCAATAATATTTTTGGTGATAAAATGCGTATTATCACTTCCATGCAAACCAAAGACAAGAATCTTGAGTATCTTAAAAAAACACTACAGGATTCAGGTTATATTCCAGATTTTGCCACGGGATTAGCAACTTATCATGTAGTTACCCTTCCGGGTGGGGTTAACGCAGCAGGTGATCCCGTAAAGCCTTCCAGTATGATTTTAACAATAGATCAATTAAAAACCTTTGGAGATGAAGAGTGGCAAAAAAAACACCCCGACGCCGCTAAAAAAATACAGAAGAAACAAGTAAAGATAGGCAAACTTTTACAGAAAGGTTCAAGGCTTTTTGATATTGCGAAAAAATCCCAAAACGAATTTGAGAAAATAAGACCAGAAGATTTTGGTCTAAGCCCGCCCGAGGCCAAATACGGCGATGGCGACAGAACAAAAACTGCGGACTATAGAAAAGCCTCAGAAGAAGCCATGAAAGTCTCAGATAAAGATTTAGGAAAACTGACGGATGCATTTCCCGCTCAGGGTCGCGCAGTCGCTGATACCAATCTCTTTCAAAAGTTGACAAGCTGGTGGAATAAAAAATCTGCATTTTATCGAGAAAACCCTGAAGCCGCAAAGGAAGGCACAGTTACTGGGGAAAATTCAATTATTTATAGTCGTCACCCTATAGATGTTTTAAGAATGAGCGATTTTGATAACATTGAAAGTTGTCACTCACCGGGATCAAGAGGTGGAGGTGACTCATATTATAAATGTGCAGTAGCGGAAGCACACGGACATGGTTTTATTGCATATGCTGTGAAGAATAAAGATTTAGATGCGTTACGTAATTATGTGGAAGAGAAATTAGACGAAAAGTTAACCAATCAAGAGTTGCTAGACTATTATCAATCTAAAGATAGGGAATTTTTTGAAGATCGAGAAAGACAAACTGGAGATATTAACCCTATTGCTCGTCTTAGAGTAAAGAAATATACTAACCCTTCTCTTGAAGTGACTCTTGCTGTTCCTGAAGAAAGGGTATATCAAGCTAGCGGAGAAGAACACCGCAAAAAATATGGCATAATCAATCGCGATATGTTTGTTAAGAACGTTATTAACTGGACAAAAGAGAAACAGCCTAAAGTTATTAAAAAAATAGAAGATTCCAAAATTGCAGATAACCCCTATGAAGCGGCAATTGATGAAACAGATTATTTAGATTTAGGAAACTGGGAAAGACACGGAGGAACATACCAAGATACAGCCGACAGTTCTTTATTTTATAATTTACTACAACCTATAATAAAAGGAACCCGTGGGCGTCCCCATATTGATACTACGACAGAAGATAGTCTTAATATCCATGCGAATTTAATAGAACAATGGCAAGAAGAAGTAAGCGATATTCGCCATCAGTTTAATCGCCGCATGCAGGCGATAAGAATCACACATGCAAGTGCTGAAGATGATGGTGCAGGCGAAGCTTATATCGAGGTACGCGCAGTTTTAAGATTGGTAATGGATGAAGATAATTTTGTAACAAGCGCATTTCAAGATAAAACCAGGGATGCGCTACAATCCATACCACAATATCTAATCGATTATGGATATGACTGGTTAGAAGATCGTCTTGATTATACGACACTTAATCCACGTTCTCAAGATTGGGCGGATTTGGTACAAGCTGCTGTTGACAAAAGCGAATCCAAAATTGTAATGGAAATTCCAATTGATATAGAACAAGCTAACCCCGAGGGCTCAGGATTTGCTTATAGTCCTGATAATTTTCAAGAAATTTGCCAAAAGCTAGATGAATTTGACGATCAAGCCGACAACCTTATAGCGCTTGCAAAAAGCTATCTTAAACGCGAAGGCGTTTTTAAAGGTGGGGGTTTGCATAAGCTAGCATCAGCGCTTGATGAAGAAAGCTGGTATGAATGGAGCCACGAGATTGACGATACCTATGATCCCACCACTATTGAACTCGAAACAACTACATATGTTAATTTCAACGACTTGATTAAGAAGATACCAATCACTTTTGACCACCAGCCCGACAAGTCATCAGAAGTTTTTATTATGTTTGCTGGCGATCCTCTCGCATTAGCATCAAGAAGAGACGATGGCGAAGGCAACTTTATTGATTTTGAAGTTCGCTCACCAGAATTTGAAACTGAAAGAATGGATGGCTTCAAAGGAATGGACGCTATAAAAGAATATGTTCAATGGGAGGTAGCCAAAATGATACTGCGCCCCAAAGGACAAATGGGGGGTAAAATCCCCAAAGGATATGAATCCACTCGCGACTATCTAATTGCCATGAAAGAATTGATGCGCGGCGAAGCCGGAGGAAAAGAAAACGAGTTTATGTTTCCTAATACACAGATGTGGGTTAATGGTCCAGATGGCGACGATGAATATAAAATGATGTATACGATGGAGTTGGATGAAGACACTCCTGACGATGCCTCTGAAAGCGCATTAAAGATCATCACAGAAACAGACGATGAAGATTTACTCAAGAAGATGTTTAGAATGGCTTTCGCCAAAGTAGCAAAAATACCAGGAGCCAATTTAGCAGAAACTCGAAAATATTTTCACAAATTTGACTTTTTTTGATTGACTTTAATTTTAATGAAAAGTATAATATATTATGGCTAAAATAAAAGTGGGAAATTTAGTAGATCAACGCGAAGGGTCCAAAGAAAATGGACTTGTATTGGAAATAAGTTATGAAGAAAGTCCTATAAAAAACGACCCTCCTCATCTTTATGAATATGCCATGATAAAGTGGACTGATGGGACAAAACAAAAAATAAAAACCTCTTTTCTTCATAAAAAGTCTTGACTTAATAAAAAAATAAAATTATAATGGTCTTGTAGTGAAAATCAGTGAGAAAAAATGAAAAAAGCAATTTTTTTAATTAGTTGTCTGTTAATAAGTGGGTGCGAATTTGGTATTTACCCGCGACCTTATAGACATTCGCCTGCTGTTCCTGTTTCTACTGTTACCACAGAAGTAGTCGAATGGTGTGAATTTCAACCTTTTCCATACCATGAGGCACCGGGCGTCGTTTATCGTCCCATCACATGTGATGCTTACTGCTGTGTATGGGCATTTCAAACTCATACGAGCGTGTGTGAAGAATATTGGTGTAATTACAATGATAGCTGTGGGTGGGAATTGGAACAAGAGATATGCTATATAAGATAAGAGGGATTTAATTAAAATGAATGATGAAGTAAAAGAGATATTGATTGACCTCATCGACTATTGGAACACATTGGATACCAAAGGCACACCGGACTTTGAAACGTTTGCAGACATTATCCAACGTTCATCCACGGCATTAGACCGTTACCATAAACAAACTACCATCCAAACTATCAAAGACGTTGATGTATTTGAATCCTACGATGAATTCCCTTTTGTAAAAATGGAAGATGAATGGTAGACATAGAAACTACGACCACCCCTAAGCCTGAGAAAGTTGTTATTAAGTGTCCTGAATGTACCGAAACTTTCCTTCGGGAGGAAATAGAGGAAAACACAATAGAATGTTCCTGTGGCAATTTAATTTTAGAGCTAAAAAAGAAAGAGAACGCCTCAAAGGAGCCTTTTTTCTTAACAGTAGGGTATATTAGAGAAAAACCCTCTTTTATTGTAACAAACGAAAGTTAAAAAGGAGAAATGGGACGTGGGGTAGATATTTATTTAAATGGTACCTTCAATGGTTCTATTGAAGGCGACAGAGAAGGGTCGAATAAAATGAACCTAGACTGCCCCTCCAGTCAAAAACCCAATAGAGGGCTACCCCACGTCTCTGAGGCTATGAAAAGTATATCTAAATTCGAGAAAGGCGATTTAATATGTGTTCTTGGGCAATTGGACGATTTAAATTCGCCTGTTGGTCTGGTACTTCAAAAGCGTGAGGTGAAAGGCGATAATTTTTATAAAGTTGATTTTATATCCGTAGAAGAAATTGAGCCACGATGGGTTCATGAAATTGATTTATATCCCTTGACAAAATAAAAAAATAAAAATATAATATAAGAAACCAGTAAGAAAAGGCTTCTAATGAAAAACCGCCTCAACATTCTTTTTAAAAAAGGTACAGAAAACGGTACACTAAATAAATGGGAGATTAGTTTTCTTCAATCGATTCTTTCTCAAGTAGAACATCGGGATCTTAGTGTTAAACAAAACAATTGGCTCCAAAAAATTGAAAAAAAAGTAAATGATTCATATGATGAAAACTGGGAAAAAGAATGGAATGAGGAAAAAGCCTTCAATCTTCAAATAGTTGCAGCTTATTATGCCCACGGCGGCATCTATTTTCAAGACATTATACATTGGATTGACGAAAACCCCACTAAGATTATTAACAAGTATAACTATAGAAAGTTAGTAGAAAATAAATATGCGCAGAAAATAATCAAAGCCTTAAATGACCCTCCCCGTTACCAAGCTGGGGAAACGGTGGCTATACGTGGAAATGCAAGCTTGCCTAGAGGAGTTCGTTACAGCACCACAAATAAACTTCTTTTTGTCATCAAGCCTTTGGACAAAGCAATCTCTGCAGTAAAAGGGGCGCGTGTATATCTTGTTCTTCCCGCAGCTGGTGTGACTCCTTTTGAAATTGAGGAGCGGTGGCTAAAAAAACATCGTATAAAAAATAAAAAATGATTGACATTTGATACAGATCGTGAGACAATACTTAGAGAAGCTAAAATAATATCTAAGAGGCAAACGAATGGCTTGGAATAATACAGTGCGATGTTCTTATTGTTATCTAACTGGGCATAACCGCCGGAGCTGTAAGGAGCTTAAAAAACATATCCAAGATTATCCCGATAGTTATCAGGCACGCCAACACAAAACTTCACTGGAGCACCACCAACCTCGCCGCTGTACTTACTGTTTTTGCACTGGTCACAACCGTCGCACATGTGATGTACTACTTTCTGATACAGCATTCTTTAAGGTCCACCTATCTAAGCAAAGAGTGGCGTATCGTGAAAAAATGATTGCCGCTGGCATGGGTATTGGATCTTTAGTAGCATGGCAAGAAAAAGCAGGGCAACAAAAGACTTATTTAACCTTGCTTACAAGTATTCCATGGGCACAGGTTGGTTCCATAGATACGGTGAACTATTTCCTCTTCAAGCATGTTAATCTAGCCGAGGCAGCCCCAGCCGGTGGTGCTCGCAGATTTCCTGTGAGCTTCTTAGCTTCGGAGCAATCAGAGCATTATATACGTTATACCTATAAGGTGTACAATCCTCTTTCAGCAGAACAGATTGATGCTAATATCCCATCCGAGTGGTTGTCTGGAGTTTTAATGGACAAGAACAAGATGTTTGTATCGGGAGAGCCACGCACGTGGTTTTTTAACGAGAACAATTCTCTTGACTAAAGAGAGTAATTTTCTTGACTTTTAAAAAGAAATAAGATATAATAGTTATAGTAATCATCTCAAAAGGGATTGAAAATGTCTGTTGATTTTAAAACGTTTCGCCTCTGCGCTCCTCACGTAATCAATGTTCGTAAACCTATTCTTCTTCGTGGTCGGCATGGCATTGGAAAATCTGAAGTGGTGTATCAGATAGCAAAGGATTTAGAACTTCCCGTCATCGAACGCCGTGCTTCTCAAATGACTGAAGGTGACTTATTGGGGATGCCCTCGCCAGAGCAAATTGAGGTTAATGGCGAGCGTGCAAGTGTTTTTCGTCCCTTTGAGTGGTTTCTTCGTGCATGCACGGAACCTGTCTGTCTTTTTCTTGATGAGGTAGATCGGGCAACCATAGAGGTGCGACAAGGCATATTTGAGTTGACCGATTCTCGCAAGCTCGCAGGCTGGACTCTTCACCCGGATACCATCGTCGTCGCCGCTATTAATGGAGGGGAACATGGCGCGCAATATCAAATTAACGATATGGATCCCGCTGAATTAGACCGTTATACGGTTTTTGATATTGAACCCACGGTTGAAGATTGGTTGGATTGGGCAAGAGAAAGTGTACACCAGCTGGTGTGGGATTTCATTAACCACAATCGTGCGCATCTGGAGCATCTTGAGGAATATGAGCCAAATAAGATTTATCCCTCTCGTCGGTCATGGAAACGCTTAAGTGATTGTCTCGCAAAAGGCAATCTTTTTGAAGAAACAGCAGACCAAGCTGTGTTTTTTAATCTTTCTACGGCATTTGTGGGCTTTGAAGCAGCGGTTTCTTTTCTGGACTTTTATAAAGCATATGACCGGCAAGTCACGTGGGAAGAAATTATTAACGAAGGAAAGATTGAAAAGGCAGAAAAGTTTGATATTAACGAGCACAGCGCCATGGTAGAAAAGCTGGACGCCGCCAACGTATTTAGCACTCAAATGAGTGAAAAACAACTTGATAATTTAGCTTCTTATTTCAAGACTCTTCCAGCTGAAGTAGCGATGAAATTATGGCACCATGTGGGAAAACAAGAAGGGAACGAAACAAATAATATTGTTCAATTTCATGCGCGTGTTCGCGAAGCTTTAACTAAACTTCTGAGTTAAAGTCTTGACTTTTTAATAATAAAAAAGTATAATGGATATACGATGAACAAAAAACAAAACAAAAAAGAATTTAATATTGAGCATCACATAATTGGCTTATTACAGGACGAACCATTCTTTGCTGCTTTGAGTCGTAGAATTAATAAATACAAAAGCAGGGCTATTCCCACGGCAGGGGTACGAGTAAATAAAACCACAGCTCAATTTGAAATGATTTATAATCCTGATTTTTTTGTTCAGCTAACCCGTGAGGAGCGATTAGCGGTATTAAAGCATGAATTTTATCATTTGATTTTTGGACACGTTACCGGACGCAAGCCGGAAAACTTGGATAATAGATTGTGGAACTTTGCTACCGATTTAGCAATTAATTCTCATATTGATAATCTTCCCAAGGCGTGTTTGAAAGCTGGGGTGGGGGCGTTTGCAGCATTCCCCCCTGAATTAGCTGCTGAACAATATGTTAAACTCTTGGAGAAAATGGATGAAGGCAAAGGCAAAGAAAAAGAAAAAACTGGTGAGGATACTGATTCTAGCGGGGGACCATGTTCACCCGGTGATGGTATACCATCCGAGGGACAATTTGATAGTCACGACGAGTGGTCTTCCGATAGCGCGGACCCCTTGGATCATCAAATATCAGATATTGCAAATGAACGCTTAAAAGACTTTATCAAGGAAGCGGCAAAAGAAGCTCAAGTAAAGGGATGGGGCACTGTAACTTCTCAGATGCGAAAAGATATCACAACCAAGCTGCAGTCCAAGGTAGATTGGAAGAAGGTGCTGCGTTATTTTGTGAAAACCAGCACTCGTTCAAATCGGTCGAGCACGGTAAAGAGATTAAATAAACGCTATCGTTATATTCATCCAGGTAAGAAAGTTAACCGTACTGCTTATATTGCTGTTAGCATTGATCAATCAGGCTCGGTAAGCGAATCGATGCTTGAAGCTTTTTTTGCTGAATTAAGTAAATTGTCGGATTTGGCTAGTTTTACAGTGGTGCCTTTTGACACCAAGGTTGACCCGAATCTCGTTTATGAATGGAAGAAAGGACAAAAATTAAATGCAAAGCGTGTCATGTGCGGTGGCACTGATTTTGATGCACCAACTAAATACGTAAATGAAAATAATTTTGATGGTCATATCATTTTGACCGATATGGCGGCTCCGAAGCCGGTTTCATCTAGATGCCAACGTATGTGGATGACTACTAAAGAATGCTTACGATATCAATATTTTCAAACTAATGAGCGTGTTATTACGATTGACTCACAATAGAGGCTTTTAGTGGTCTTCGCAACAAGTAAGTTTTCTTTAAACTAATTACAATAAGATGCAGAAACTATTTGAAAATTGGCGCAGATTTCTAACAGAGAAACCAGATGAAATAGCTAATAAAATAAAAGAAATAAAGTTTAATTCAGCTTCGGCTTTAAGTGTTTTTAGAGATAATGGCACTTTAGCCGAAGAAGAAACTAAAATATTTGATTATGAAATTAGTTTAGCAGAAAATCCTGATGATACTCTTGTTCAAAGATTTGATGAATCTTTATATAGCGGTAAAAAAACAGGATTTTTATCACCTTATTCTCCTAATGAATTAAGAATGATGGATTTATACCTATTACGTGGACACAATGCTGGATTTGCCATCAAAGATGGTGATGATATCGTTAGTGTTCATAATAATTCAGAATTATCTGGTCTAGCTCGCGAATTTATGAGAAAAGCTAAAGAAGTAGGCGGGGTCAGGTTGGATCATTTTGATGGCTTTTTAACCGGATTGTATAAAAAATATGGATTTACTAATGTATATGAGATTTACCAATGGGATGAACAATATGCGCCTTCCGAATGGAGCTTCGAAGGTGTTAGCGTTTTAAACCCAGCTACCAGTGTATATGCTCAGGCATTGGATGAAATAACGTTTGAGGATCCAGAAACATTGCCCAATAAAACCATAGAAGTTTTAGCGGAAAGTGGTTTAAAGCTTGACATTAATCCAAGTTTGAAATATAATAGTTACAAGTATGGTCGTCCCGATGTAATTATGAGAAAATTAGCTTAGACTTAGAAAGAAATGTATAAAGTACACAATGGATGTTATCTTGAAGTAGAAGAAGTGGTTGCAATGTGGTCCGAAAAATACAGCAACCCAAAGCTAGACCAAGAATGTTACCTGGCAAAGGTCTTATTAAGAAACAATTCAACTATTTTAACTATTGCCACTTATCCCACCAAGAAAGAAGCTGATGAGCTTATCAGCAAGATATCCACAAAATATTTAACTTTTCCACGACAATCTGATTGCGATAGGGGCGAAAGACAAGGATAATGTTGAAGATACGACATCGTATGTTCCCTTGTTATTTTATTTGGAGAGATCCAAAAGAAAGCTTCGAGAATTTAAAAAAGCATATTCTTAAAGATATTAAAGAAAATGATTTTGATAGTTATGTTTTTGAAGAATATCGCGATGAAAAAAAGCAATTAGAAATGAAGAATAGACAACTCGAAAAACACATTGAATTATTAACTTTAGAACTAAACACTCTCAAGGGAAAGAAAGTAAAGGAGGCTTCACACAATGAAACCACAACTTAATTTTGAAGAAGGAGACATTGTTATCAGGCGCGTCTCAAACGGATGGATCGTCTTTTCTAATTTAGAGGATTGGTATGAAGCGGATCATTTTATGGCGTCAGTGTATGAAGAGGGCAAAACAGAATGGGGCGAGCAGAAAGCCCTGATTAGTCTTCTCCGCGAACATTTTTCCGATTTAGTCCAATCAAAAAAGAGGGGTGGCATAAAGCTAGAAGTGCGGGAGAAAGGATACTCAGACGAGGAAGATAATGCAGGGTAAGTTCGATTTAGTAGAAGAGATCCAAAATGACGACGGGACTTGGAATCTTGTTTTTGATGTAGATGATGAATTTCAGGAATGGTTCAAGAGGTGGCAAGGGCTCAAGAGGTGGAGCCATAAAAGATTCCAGAAAATATTTTATATAGCAATAACAGATGCTATCGAACAATGGGAAGAACGATGAGAACGACAGGTCTCAAGACAATCTATTTGACGATTCCTGAGTTGAAAGAGGCAGAATCAGAGATTATTTGCGTCACAGATAAAGAAACTAAAAACTAATTACAATGAGATGAATATCACAACAAAAGCAATTGCAAAAGTACAAGAAATGGCTATTAAACAAAATTTAGCGGATCATGGTCTACGAATATTCGTTGTGGGTGGTGGATGTTCGGGGTTTAGCTACGACATGGATTTTGACGAAGGCGAAAAGCCCGGCGACTTTGTATTCGAAGAAGGCGGTCTCAAAATCTTCGTCGATCCCATGAGCTTTCAGTATTTGGACGGCACCAAAGTCGACTACATCGAGTCCTTCAAGTTCTCGGGGTTTCATTTCGAAAACCCCAACGCGACCAGCACGTGCGGTTGCGGTTCGTCTTTCGCCATATAAATAAAACCACTTGACCTTATATGAAATTTAATGTATTATGTATGTATCGGGCACAAGGGGTTGACACTTGAAATTAAATGAGCTAATATAATAATTATGAATGTTTTTGCGATTGAAGGGCGAAAAAGCATTTGATATTGTATAAACAAACATACTCCCGTAGCTCAGTTGGAAGAGCAAGCGGCTCATAACCGCCAGGTCGTAGGTTCAAGTCCTACCGGGAGTACTTTTTAAAAAGGAGAAAAATTATGTTAGAAGTTTTGTGGATGCCACTTACCGCTCTTGTCGTAGGATTAACAGTTTATGTTCATAATACCGTAAAAGCAGAAGAACGATTAATAGCTATAGAAAAGACGATTAATAGCATAGAAGAGCGCGAAAGATTACGCCGTAATAAATAAACTTAGAAATGCAAGTAGAAAGAGCAGCCAGAGAAATATTTTCACTTTTTGTTTTTTTTACTTGACTTTCCCTTCCTTTTTTGAGATAATGTTATTAGAAAAGAAAAAAGGAAAGACCCGCATGTTTACTACCCCCAATCTTATTACAAATATTCAATCTTACGAACGTGGACTAATGAAGGAAAAGGAAATGGTTGTTTTTTTTCAATACCTTCTCGATAGTGGCGTTATTAATCACCTTCAAGGACACTATGGGCGAGAAGCTAAATGCCTTATTGAGGATGGTCTCTGCAAATGAAGCCCGGCATCTTAGTTAAAACCAAAGGAGCAAGAATTGGAGTACCAGCCGGGACGGTTGGGTTGATTGTAGCAGTTCGTGCTCCCTCTGACCCTCATATATTAACTGCAAATGGGAATAAAGTGCTATATTATGATGTTGAAATTTGTGGGAAATATTCGCGCATAATCCGCCGCATGGCGAGAGACTTGGAGATAATCAATGCAAGTCGGTGATTTGGTAAGGCGCAAGAGTACGGGGACTTTGCATATTGTTTTATCGGATTCCCCGTGGTTTATTTATCTTTCTGGGTTCCCTTCGAATCAAGTATTTAGCCGACGAGATGTGGAGGTAGTCAGTGCAAGTCGGTGATTTAGTAAACTGTGTTTCGGCTCCCAGGAACATCATTGGACTTATTGTTAGCATTAAACCAAACGTGCATAGTGCTGTAACTAAGCAGTCAATTTTCAATGTGTTGCTTAATGGCAATATCTATCCATTCCGTTCTGATATGTTGGAGGTAGTCAGTGCAAGTCGGTGAAAAAGATTATTTTGAAGCAATCGAGAAAGGAACAAGATGAGTAAACAACAACTTTATAAGATTATTCGTTTCTTTCGACAAAGTAATCATCTCAGCAGGGTCATCAAAAGAAACCTTACACTCGACGAAGCACAAGCGCATTGTCGGAACCCGCTGACCCATAAAGAGGGTGAATGGTTTGACGGCTACGAAGCGCAGTAAAATGCAAGTCGGTGAAAAAGTTTGGTTCTTATATGTTGTTCGATGTAGCGATGACACGCTTTATACCGGCGTAACAACCAGTCCAGACCGTCGGCTTAAAGAGCATAATAAAGGTCGTCGCGGAGCAAAATATACACAATCTCGACGCCCAATTGATGATATGGTATTGCTTGACTGGTTTGTGGGTCGCTCTAGAGCACAAAAAGCAGAGCACAAGTTCAAAAAACTAACGCGAGAACAAAAGGAAAAAATCATTAATGCAAGTCGGTAGTTTAGTGCAACTTGGTCCCAACTACAAAAACAGAAATCGTTGGGCAATTGTAGCTAAAAGCGAAGATTGGAGTAGCCATTGCACCATTGTATTTACAGATACATGTGAAAAAGTCGAAGCAATTAAATCGGGACTAATTGTTTATAGCAATTTAGAGAATAAAGATGCAAGTCGGTGATTTAGTTGCGCATAAAAGCAATGGCGTATTGGGAATTATCGTAAAAGAGGTCCAATCACGAATTAATATGCTCGATGATAAGAATATAGAGGATGGTTTATTTTCTATTACTTGGCTTGATGAAATAGGTTCTACAAATAATCATTGGCTGCACGAATTGGTAAAGATGAGCTTATGAAAGTCGGTGATTTAGTAACCAAGCACATCAAGTATGAAAACGAAACTTTGTTTGGGGTTGTGCTCATGGTTGATGATGAAACAATTAAAGTTCACTGGAACAAGGCTTATGGAACATTTTGGACCCTTCAAAGAACAGTAAGAGTAGCAAAATGAAAGATATTAAAGTCGGTGATTTGGTACAAGTAAGAGCGGCGGATGACGGAATTGTATATGCTATTGGCATATATCTTGGGATAAAAAAAACATGGAAAGAGTGGCATAGAGTGCATGTTGTCCATCCTTGGCAACTAGCGAACGATTTTAAGGTAGCACAACTCTATGATGAACCCTATTGGAAATTAGAGGTCATTAGTGCAAATCGGTGATTTAATAAAACTAAAACACGCCACCAACTTTATAGGAGTTATTATTAAATTACTACCTTCCACACGAGGGCACGGCAAAGTTATACATTTATTGCGGCAGGGTCACGTATATAAAACATATGAAGTAGATGTAGAGGTAATTAATGGCAACAAGCTTAAAGCTTGAAATAAGCGATTTGGTAAAATATAAATATTCTCACCCTGATGTGTTAAAAGAAGGGCTTGTTATGGCGCTTAACGGTACAAAGTGGGTTAAGGTGCTGTGGTCAGATAAACTTATTACAGAGGAACACATAGACGACCTAGAAATTATCTATAATTCAGATAAGTGAAAGTTGGTGACCTTGTAAAAGTGAACATTCCCGAATCCTTAGCGGGTGAACACGCAGGAAGAATAGGAATTCTAGTACGCTATTTTGATGAAAAAACAGCACCGGGACAGTGGAACCCAAAAAAAGCTATATGGATAGTATCGTTTGCAGGTAAAATGGGCTATTTTTATGCCGATGAACTGGCAAATCTAAGCAAAAAGGACTAAAAATAGTTTAACAAACTAAACTATTTAATCAAGGAGTTAAAAATGAAAGTCGGTGACATGGTACAACTTAAAAAAATTAAGATAAACAAAGTCCCTTTTTTACGCTCGTATGGGGACAAAATAGGAAGGATTGTGGCTGCGCAAGAAGCCTCTTCTAACAAAAAAGGCAATAAAACTGCTTTTTTTAGAGTAGTCTTTGAAAATACACGATTTTATGAGGATTTAGCTGAATGGCGATTAGAAAAAGCTTCAAAAACATGTTAATAAAAATACTTTTATTTACACTTATAATAAGTGGATGTGCTATTGATATACCCTTAGATGAAATCGAGGTGCCTCCTATCAACTTAGTGATTAATTTAAGCGATGTAGGATTCTCTAATCTTACCCCTAAAATAGATGATGTCGCTCAAAAAGAAATAAAAGAATGTCATTTTAAATCGATGCCTGCCTATCAACTTTACGGGGGATATATTTCACATTGCGAAAAGAACTGCTGTACCTGGCGTTTCCCAGAATCTAAGCAAGTGTGTGAAGAAGAATGGTGTATGAGCGTTTATAATAATTGTGGTTGGAAGATGAATTCCTGGCAATGTAATAGTTATTAATAAGATGTTTTGGTTTTATTTTGGTATAGCGACGTCGTTAATAATCGTTTGTATACTTGGTGTTTGCTGTAGTAAAGGCGATTGTAGCTAGACGTATTCACGCTTGAAAAAGCTTTTCAGGTTTGAATCCTGAATATAATCATTTGCGCCCGATAGATAAATTATGGAATATGTTGGACTTTTTATACCTCAGATAGCTTTTTTGATTTTTATTCATTTTTCTGAAAAAAAAGCTTGACTTCCTTTGCGAATTTTGAGATAATACATATAGAACGTCAAAGGAGAAAACATGACTGACCACCTTTTCACTTCCGATTGTGCCACTTCGAGTCTATATGAAATGATTCCTGAAGAGGAGCTGGATGTGAGTTCTTTGCAAGGTGACGCAGATGCCACCCCATGTGACGAAGAAGAAGAGGAAGAAGCAGAAGAAGTTGATCCTCGCGTGCAAGAACTTAGAACTATTGACGCTTTCGTGAAAGCAAGAAAAAACTGTACAGTCCTTCCTGTGATCGAGAAAGAAGAGCAGCCTGTAGTTCAAAAAAGAAGTTTTAACTTCGGGCAAGGTCGTCCACGCAAATCCTTTTTTAGCGAAATTACATTTATTAAAATATCGAATACTCAATTGCAGCGCGCTGGTCGCGGACGTCCTGGGAAGGAAGAACGAATAAAATTTAAAGTCCACCATTGCTGGGCTAGCAGACTTTCTTATGAAACTGTTTATGAACTTGAACATGTAAAAAATATGCAGGCGCCCCCAAACACTAAAACCTCATGAAAACATTACAGATAGGAAACTTGGTAGTATTTAACACGGCGCATTATAGCAAGCTTGGAAATTGTCTACT